AGATCTACTCTTACTTTTTTTCCAGTAGTAGGATCTTTTTTGGTATAATAGAGTGCACCAGTACGCTTATCAGTAAAGGTACCGATCCAGCCACTATTGTCTGCTTCCTCTGGATACACAGTTTTGGAATGTTTGCGTTTGGTATCAGGATCAACCACCTCTACCTTTTTACCCTTAAGCTTTACCATAGTATATGTAGCATTCGTCGGTTCAAACTTTTTAGATCCATCAGGATTAATTGATTTGGACGACGGTGACCATGGCTCACGCTCAGGAATCTGATAAGGCGCGCCAGCTCTCGAGATAATAGTTCCCGCGCCAGTACGCCCATCGCCAGCATCCTGATATGTTTTCTTAAGAGCAATGATGTCGTTGTCAGCTTCGCTTCTCTTCCAATCCAGCTCGTGTTTCTCAGAGTCAATAATTACCATTGAATGCTTTACTGCTTTTACAATGTCTGATTGCGGCGCACCTTTTAACGTCATGTCCGTAATCAGATTTGTTACTTCACCCATCTTCTTCTGTTGAAGCTTATGTGGTATTACAGTCATACCCTCATATCCTCTATAGATGTCCTGATGGTCAAAGTCTTTTAACCCAGCCAATGGCTTTTGCGTTTTAAGAGTAGTTCTATCATTCAACGGAATTACAGCAACAGTATCGCCGTCAAAGTCGGCACCCGACATCTGATCAGCAACGCGTTTGTTTATTACTACAGCATCCGGGGCATTAGCACCTATAATCTTTTTGCCAATGGACCCAGTGTTTCTAACAGTAAGAACCGGACTTTCGAACGGCCCTGCGTACGGATGTCGCACAAGGGCAACTACAGTTCCATCAGCATACTGAGGAGCATAAATTTCGTTGTCCTTCATTTTGGGTTCTGGTATAATGGCATGCTGCTGCTGACCGGGGAACGGCGCACCTTTAAGTTCTACCGCTGCTGTATCGCACTTGTCTCCAAATTCGATCAAAAGTTTTCGCTTAATTGTCGGATTTGTGAGAGCCATAATTTCATCTAATTCCTGCTTTCGATTTAAATAGTCTAATTTAAGCTGACGTTCCGTCAAATCTTTTGCCTGTTTTGAACCAAGCTGAGACGAAACATTTCGTGACCATTTAATCCAATCGCCTTCCTGATTTACGATGTTTGCAGCAGAATAGTGCTTTTTCCCGTCGGCGCCTGTATACTCTAATTGAGTAACAGAAGCACCAAAAGGATTTTCCCAGTCTACACTACCATCTTCGTGTCTTTTCATTTTCTTAAAGACACTGCTATCACCTTCACCCATAATGGGTGTTCCAAGATGTTTATTTGAGTTTACAATGATGTCATAACCTTTTGGAATGTCATCCTTGTAAACCGCCATTCCCTTAAGATAGTAAGAGTCTTCTACAGGGATTCGAACCTGAGCATAACGTTTTGCGCCAATGCTGATGTCGTCAACGCCAGGTCTGATTTCAATCAAACCGTCTTTATCGACGCCACCTTCTTCGTTGTAAATGACTTTAATTCGGTCGGCAGAAATACTATGGATCTTACTTTTTCCAAGGCCAGTATCAAGAACTGTGCCATCGGCATCTACAGTTCGACTTTCATCATAAATAGGCTTTATGTTAAGTCGATTTGCTATCGTGTCACTATAGGTTACTCCTGGCGGAACCAAAACAGAAAACGTTGTCATATGATTTGATTCCATCTGAGGAACCTTAATTGTATAGATGTTATAGCCCTCTGCTTGGAGCCTGTACTCAGCAGTTTGCAGATTATTATGCGTTACGCCAAGCCAGTTTTCAGCACCGGCAGAAACATCGACATACGTTTTCTTATCAGCAAGATCTTTTAATATTGCCGCTGTTTTTGCAGAGCTTTTAAGTTCTCTATTTTCTTCCGTTTTAAGCCAACCTCGAATAGTTGACTCATTTCTTCCCATGGCAGCGCCAATTTCGGTTGCTGTTTTTCCTTCAGCAGCTAACCGCTTTGCAAGCATACGATCGCCAAGGTCCGCCTGTTCAACCGCAACACGCTTATGCTGTCTAAGTGCTTCGGCAGAAGGTTTACCACGGCGATTGTAAACACCCATCTTCTCGGCTATCTCTTTTTCGGATAAGCCCTTAGCAGTATAGCGCCTGTATTCACTAAGCCAATCTCGATACCGCTGATACGGGTCATCACCAGAACCCCAAGGATAACGTCCAGAATGTCCGCCATCCAAGTGTCCCTTACCGTAGTGCATCAAATAATCGTCATTCATCTCATTCCCTCCAGAAACTTTGTAATAACTTTGTCTTTGTGCACTATAAGCCGCATACATTCGTTAATAAGCGGAGGGTCTGGCACGTTGACGATCACATCGTTGTTCTGGTAAATTCGAACCTCTGTTTCAATGTCCAAAGGTTTAATACCGTGTTCCAAGCAGTACAGCGATGCATACACATACAGCTGATCGATCTTAGCCGGCCTAGAACCAGTTTTCAGATCAAAGACTTTCAAACTATTGTTTGAGTATTTAATTGCATCTGCCGTTCCAAAGAACAGATTGGAATACTGCACTTTCTGTTCGGACAGCATTCCATAGCCGATGCAATCATTTACAAAAGCCTTTACAGTTCCATATACATCTGTAGGAAGAAAAGTCATAGACAAAAGAAGAACGTCCCGATAATCCGGAGCGTTCTCATACTTTTTGTATATGTGGTATCTCAGACCTTTTTCCACATCTCTGCCGTAAGAAACATTCTGCATCAGCTTGATCTGGCCAGAAGCCCATTCGTGGAGCTCTGTTCCAATCTCACTTCGCTTCTTGTTCTTAAAGCTATCCAACAGTTCATCATCATTGTAGTTAAGCCAAACTGGTTGGCTTGGACTAAATGGTGCGTGCTCCCCTTGGAGCATCAAAAAAGCTTGCGAGTTCATTTAGTACCTCCTCCTTGTTTTCTGGATATATGAATGAAGAGAAAGACATCTCATTCATTACCTCAACATAGTGGTCCTGATTCGGGCGATGCTTTGCCCTTGCAGACTTTTTAACTTCCAAGGTAGCCCATCGATCGTTACACAAAACAATAAGGTCCGGAATTCCCTGAATATAGCTTGCGTCATTTTTCATTACTATGCTATTCGGGAACCGGGCCTTAATGTTTTTAATCACATCTCTCTGAAAATTACTTTCAATCATTGTCGTTTGCCTCCTACTAAAAAATTAAAGGAGAATCCTAAAAAATTAGGTATTCTCCTCTTCTCCTATAATAGGCCATGATTATCTCGCGAAAAATGACAGGGTGCGTTTTATTAGCTATCCCTGTCATTTTCCTTTGAAACTTCGTTCGTTAAAGTTTCTTTTCTGCTTTAACGCCCTGGCAATGGCAATGTCAATGGGTGCTGCCGACTTAAAATGGTAGTAGTACAAATCCTTGAAAGGTGTGTTTAGCCTGTCAATTCTTCCGGCCGCCTGTACAGTCGCTCTATAAGAGTAGTTTTGGCTATAGAAGACAATGGTGTCTGTTGTGATACAGTTCCAACCCTCGCTACCTGCCGTATACTGAACCAAATAAATCCATTTCTCCGAATTGGTCGGAACCTCACTATGAACCTGTCCGTTCCATTCTCCAATTTCATAACCCTCATTCTCAAAGGCTGCGCGGATGGCATCCCTCTCATAGGTGAAATTGTAAAAGATAATGAGTCGGTGATGTATTTCAGCCAATCGTCGAATAAACTCTTTTCTACTATCATCTGAGTTAACCACCTTTCTTAATAAGTAAAACAGCTTTCCTGTTTCCGCTATTGGTTCATTGTCATACGGATCCCATCGGTCTTTCCATACTCGTTTGTAGAGAATCCTGTCATAGCTGCAAGGAATGGTATAATGGTGCGGTACTGTGCTTTTCTTGAAAGTCATATGGACAAGTACATCCTGCTGATGTTTGATCAGTATACCCTTATCCACATAAGCTTCAATCTTTGGGTACTTAGCAAATCGACTATAGATACAGTGGCGCCTTGTAAACTCTGTTTTGTTTTTGTAGAACCCATTAGCAACAAAGACAGGCACATAGTCAACCCATGTGTCGCCGGGCGTTGCACTTAACAGAATCCATTGATTTCGCTTTGCGATCTTCAAGAATGCTTTAACCCATGCACCATAGCCAACAACCCGCTGCTCGTCAAATATAAACATTGCGCCGATAGTATTTGCATACTTCTTTATATTGTTCCACGAGTCAATTACAACTTCAGACGGTTCGATTAGAAATGGTATCAGTTCCATTTCCCACTCTTTGCTGTCTCGTTTCTTGGCTGTAGTTATTATGTACAACGGTACCTTCTTAGGTCGCTTAACAGTTTCTAAGTTGCCGCCACACACTTTGGTATAGTAGTAAGCAAGAGCCGTTCTACTCTTACCAGTGCCAACACCGCCAACAAGAATTGACCCATTGTGAAGCTTGTCGACTGCTTCTTGCTGGTGGTCATATAATCTTACACACAAAGGATTAAACCCTCCGTTTTTACTTACTGGCCAAATGTCCACTTTTTTTTCAGGTTTTATCTATATATAATATTTTTTACATGCGATAATAGTTTTAAAAAAAATCTGGACATCTGGCCACAAATGTTACAAAATTGTTACAAAATGGGCTAATTGTTACAAAAGTGTTACAAAAGTACCTAAAAAGCCCACTTTTAAGCCCATTTATGGCCACAAAATGCCCACATATTTAGATAAAAGTGGCCACAAATTGGCCAAATATTTTCTAAAAAGTGGGCAAAATGTGGCCAATCTGGCCAATTATTTGGCCATTTTTACTTGAACGGTACCTCCTCTTCATCGCCAGCTCCGTAGAGTGACGCAAGGAAATCGTCAGAATCTGAGCTGGGACCATACACCGTGTCACACCAGAACTCGTCAATTACCGGGATGTAGTGCTTCCCATGGAAGTCCGCTTCATAGATATGAAAGCGAATGGTGACGTTGTCGATCACCGAGCTGTCAACAGTGCTGAATGCATCGATTGCAAGCGGCGTAAGATGCCCGGACTCCGGCTCCCTAAGAACGATCCTCGGATAGACCTCTTCCTGCCCGGTAGCAGCGTTGAACCGGTTCCTGGGATAAGCCTTGAACTTCACAAGATGCACCATCTCATCCGGATTGTCATAGTCCTGACGCTCTCTCGCGTTGATGCCCTTCTCCTTCATGTAAGCGA